TCTCTGGCAATGAGCGATATAATTTTAGCAGACCCTTCCATGAGCTTGAGTTCACCAAAAGCAAAAGAGCAAGCAAAGCTAACATAAAAGCGAATCCCTTCAAGTATGTTGACATTAGATACAGCAAGATAAAGTTTACGTTTCAATTCTTTTTGTTCAACATCAGCATTAGGACTACCCCAGTCTGGTCTCCACCAATTACCCTGTCCATACTGCTGTGCTGCGTTGATGAAGTCATCATATGCTGCAGTCACTGACTTAGCACGAGAAAGTATCTTATCATCTTCAAGTATAGTATCAAAAACCTCAGATGGATTTGGATAAACGTTCTTGATAATATAAGTGTATGATCTACTATGAATCATCTCCATAAACTGCCATACATTCATAGCACCCTCCAACTCAGGCAGTGCACAGTATGGTGCGAATGCCATGCCAGGTCCTCTGCCCTGTACTGAGTCAAGAAGTATCTGATACTTCAAATTAGATGAGAATATGTGCTTCTGTTCTGGTCTGAGTGACTGATAGTCACCACGATCTTTCTGTAAAGACACCTCTTCTGGTCTCCAAAAATAACCAAGCATTTGTGTAGTGAGTTTATCAAATACAGGATACTTATAAGAGTCATACCTCTGTACTCCTAAAGGTTTACCAAAAAACATAGGCTGTGTCTTGGTATCGACGTGTTCTTTATTGAACACAGTCATGCCTTGGATATTCATAGGTGGTTTGCCTCTAAATTGTACAGGATTCACAAGATTCTTCCTCTAAGTTTTGAATTTCAGCTATAAGACTAGCAGTTGACGGTGCTTCTTCTATTTCATCACTCTTCATATCATGTGTATTCTGATAGTATGATGTCTTCCATCCATACTTATATGTGGTCAACAAATCCTGTGCCATCACCGTGACTGGCACCTCATTGTCTGGATAATTTTCTGGATTATAACTCCAGTTTCCACTTATTGCTTGGTCAAAGAACTTCTGCATTATGGCAACGATATTGATGTATCCTTTGTTGCTCTCCATCTCCCATAAGAGAGTGTAATTGTTCTTCAATGAGTTATAAGACGGAACAATTTGCTTAAGAGGTCCTTTCTTTGATTTTTTAATGGACAAGTAGTCTCTAGGAGGTTCGATTCCATTTGTGGCATTTGACACAACGGAACTGCTCTCCGAAGGCATTTGTGCGGACAGAGTGCTGTTCCTGAGTCCATGTTCCTTGATAGATTCTCTAAGACTTTGCCAATCATAAGCTAACTTTGCTTGGGTAATCTCGTTGACATCCTGTTTGAAATGATCTATCGGAAGTTTGCCTACCGAATATTTAGTTCTATTGAAATATTCACAAGCACCCTTCTCTTTTGCTAGTTGATTAGATGATTTGAGTAGGAAATATTGGAATGCTTCAGTCAATCCATGCACTGCATCCCACGCTTCTTGTGAGTCATAATTGAACCCCAACTTAGCAAGGTAATGTGCAAGACCTATGAATCCTACACCCAATGACCTACGTGATCTTGTAGATATCTCTGCTGCTTTGACAGGATACTCTTGGTAGTCAATAATCTCATCCAATGCACGTACAGATAGGTCACATAAGTCCTCTAATTCCTTGTCTGACTGAATCTTACCTACATTGATAGCAGATAAAATACACAATGCTATCTCACCTTCACCATCTATGTGACTGATAGGGTCTGTAGGTAGAGTTATCTCCTGACATAGGTTACTCATGTTCACCTTGTCTAAGAATGAACTGTGACTATTACAATGGTCAATGTTCATGATATAGATACGACCAGTCTCTGCTCTCTCCTTGAGCAGTGCAAGAATTAGTTCTTGACCTCCAATTGTTTTTCTTGGGATGGATTTATCCAGTTCGTAACGGTGATATAACTCATCAAACCTATCGGTCCCAAAACTCTCAAACAAACCAGGACAATCATGAGGGGAAAATAACGAGACTTCTTTATCTTCGATAAAACGTTCATAAAATAACTGGGATAATTGAATACTATAGTCTAATTTTCTGACTCTGTTGTCCTCTGTACCCTTATTGTTCTTGAGTACAAGTATGTCTTCTATTTCTTGGTGCCAGATGGGGAAGTGGACAGTCGCTGATCCACCTCTAATGCCGTTTTGAGTGCAACATCTGACAGTACTTTCAAACTTTTTGAG